AACTGGTAATGTCACAGGTGATGTGACAGGTGATGTCACAGGTACAGTTAGCAGCATTGCCAACCACAGTACGACTGACCTTAGTGAAGGTACTAATCTCTACTACACAACTTCACGTGCAGACAGTGACTTTGATATCAGACTTGCAATCAAGTCTACAACAAATCTGTCTGAAGGTTCGAACCTGTATTACACTACTGCGAGAGTAAATACTGACTTTGACACTAGACTTGCAACTAAGTCTACCACAAACTTGAGTGAAGGTACTAACCTTTACTACACAACTGCACGTGCGGACTCCGATGCGAAGAATGCAATCAGTGTAAGTGGTGACCTTGGTTACAATGCTGGAACGGGTGTGATCTCCTTTAGTGAGACATACTCGACTGCAACCGAACTGTTGACTGCAATCAAGACTGTGGATGGTGCAACCTCTGGATTGGATGCTGACCTCCTTGACGGTCAACACGGTTCTTACTACAGAATCAACGTGTACAACTCTGCGGGCGTCTTGCAGAACTAAAGGATAGGATAGATGGCGATACCTAACACTAGAGATGAGTTTACAGACTACTGCTTACGTCGATTGGGACATCCGGTTATTGAAATTAATATTGATGAAGAACAACTGGAAGACAACATCGATGAGGCTCTGCAGTGGTTTCGTGAACACCATCCTGACGGATCACGTAGGTTTTACATCTCCCATCAATTATCAGCGGATGATATATCGAACGGATATATCGATTTAGGTAACACGGATGTTACCACCGTTGTCCGCATGTTTCCGATCAACACTATATCGCAAACAACTAACTTCTTTGACATCAAATATCAAATGATGTTGAACGATATCACTGACCTAAATAACTACGCTGGTGATATTGCATATTACGAACAGATGCAACAACATCTCTCTTTGCTTGATATGAAACTAACAGGTATTCCTGAGATCACGTTTTCAAGACAAGAGAATCGTCTCTACTTCTATCTCAGTAATGAGAAGACAAGTGCGGGAGACTATGTTGTCATTGAAGTGTATGGTATTAGAACTCCCACTTCTTCTGGTGCGGATTACAACTCACTCTGGAACCATGCGTTCCTAAAAGAGTATTGTACTGCCCTGATTAAGAAACAGTGGGGAACTAACCTACTCAAGTTTGATGGTATGCAACTTCCTGGCGGGGTGACGATCAACGGTAGACAAATCTATGAAGATGCCCAAACTGATCTTGAAAAGTTAATGCAGAAGTTTAGGGAAGAAGAGGATGTTGGGCCTGTCTTCTTCATAGGGTGATAGACAATGGCAACAAATCCGTATATCAGTCAATCGGTAAAATCTGAACAGAACTTATACGAAGACATAGTAATTGAGTCTCTCAAGTTCTACGGACAGGATGTGTATTACATCCCCCGTGAGATTGTCAACAAAGACCCCATCTTCCTAGACGATGTACCTTTCACGTTTCAGTGATGCGTACAAGATCGAAATGTATATTGAGAACACCGAAGGTTTCGACGGTGAGGGTGACTTGTTCACTAAATTCGGTATTGAGTTACGTGACCAAGCTACCTTCGTAGTTGCCGTAGACGTTGGAAACATCTAATCGGTAACTACTTGGATGAGAAGAAATTCCGTCCACGTGAAGGAGATGTTATCTTCCTTCCCATGTCTAACTCTATCTTCCAGATTCAAAAGGTGGAGACAGAGACTCCGTTCTATCAACTCAGCAATCTACCTACGTTCAGACTTCAGGCAGAACTCTTCGAATATAACGACGAAGACTTTGATACTGGTATCGATCAGGTTGATGAGATTGAATATGAAGGTGCGTATCAGTATAAGATTACTATGCGACCTAATGATACCACAGGTTCTACCGCTGGGGCAACAGCAACAATTAATGAACAAGGTACGATAACTTCACTCACCTTGACCAACGCTGGCCGTGGATATGAGACGGCACCAACACTTAGTTACTCTGACTTCACTGAAGCGGAGACGAAGAAGTTTGGTCTGAACTCTATTAACATGAACAACGCACAAGGTAGAGAGGGAGAATTCCTTTACACCAGTAACAACGGTGTTGCCGAGGTGTTCCTCCTTCTCAATAATTTCCCGACTACCCAAGGTTCTTTGTTCCTACATGGTGAAGATTCTGCACAGTATATGTGGGGTGTCGATGCTAGTGGTGGTTTGGTCTATCAAACAATAGGAATGAGTTCTCCCAAGGTTGTGCCTGGCGCAACTGTTGCACGTGGTGCATGGCAGCACATTGCCATTGCACAAGACAGTGACAATCTGTCTGTCTATTATAATGGTGTGAAGGTTCTGGATTCGGATGCGCCTGTCACCGCACAGTTTGCGGGTTCAAGTGGGTTCTCTGTTGGTGCAACATCTGCACGTACATTCAACGGTGTGGATTGGGAAGCTACAAGAGGATACCTCGACGAAATCAGATTCCGTTCGGGTGTGAGAAACACTCTTATCGGTGACTCTGATATGACTGTACCGACTGAAGCATATGATTCAGATGCATCTACTATTCTTCTTGAACATGCAGACGGTACTGCGCCTACTATCACAACAACAATTGATGCAACCACAGGATCGGTCACAGGGTTTACTATTACGGATGGTGGTTTCCTCTATCAAGAGGCTCCGACTATTACGATCACACCGCCTGTGACAGGCGGTGACTTTGTGATTGGAGAGATTGTTACTCAAACCAACTCTACATACACAATGAAGGGCGAAGTCACAGACTGGTCAGATTCAGATAGAGTTTTACAATTAGCACACTCTGGTGCAACGGATGGAGATTTCCACGAGTTTGGAGTCAACCGCAAGATCGCTGGTGCGAATGCTAATTGGGTTCCTTCATTGGTAGAAGAACTACAGGAGATTCAAGTCTCTGCACAGAATGTCACCTTCAATAACTTCGAATCTGACTTCTTAGACTTCTCCGAATCAAATCCCTTTGGAGACATGGAATAATGTTTGGTAATTATTTTTATCACAAGAGAGTGAGAACTGCGGTCTCCGTATTTGGTTCCCTATTCAATGACTTACACATTCTAAGACAGAACGCTGCTGGTGAGGTAATCTCACAGGTCAAAGTTCCATTGTCCTATGCACCTCGTAGAAACTTCATCGAACGTCTCAATGAGATGGCGAAGGGAGAGGATGCAGAACGTAGAGTGGCCATTAAACTGCCTCGTATGTCCTTTGAGGTTACGAACATGCAGTATGACCCACAGAGACAGTTACCGAAAGTAAATCGTTTTGAAAAAGAGTATGAGAGTGACAACAACAAACGTTATAAGATGTACACTGCGACTCCTTATGATATCACATTCCAGTTGAGTATATACGCAAAGAGTCAAGACGATGCACTTCAGCTTGTAGAACAGATTCTACCTTACTTTGCACCTCAGTACACAGTCACAGTAAAACCTTTTTCGGACATCCCCGACATCAAGGAAGATATACCTATCAGTCTTGATACGGTGACGTTCCAAGACGCCTATGATGGTGCGATTGAACAGAGACGTACTATCGTGTACGATCTCTCATTCACCATGAAGATCAACTTCTATGGGCCTAACCTAGAGTACGGTATCATCCGTGAGGTTAATAACAACCTATATATTATGGGTGATAGTGATACTTTCTATACAAACATTAATGTAACACCGACACCCGTAGGTGTTAGTCCTGACAGTGACTATGGATTCTTGATACAATATTTGGATAGTTCTGCATGAGTGAAGATAAAGATAATGTAAAAAGTGATTATGATTATTCAAGAGAAACATACTACGATCTTCTAGAGAAGGGTCGGGAGTCTCTTGACCTCATGATCGAAGTCGCTCGTGAGAGTGAACACCCCCGTGCATTCGAAGTGTTGTCAACCATGATGAAAAACATGGCGGAAATCAACGATAAACTCATGGCTTTGAATAAGACCAAGAAAGAAATTGATCGTAGTGATGACCCCAAACAACTGGGAGGAACTACTAACAACAACTTGTTCATTGGTTCCACTACAGACCTACAACGATTTTTACAGAATGAAAAGGTGATTGACGTTGAGCCTGACACAGACTAAGGAGTCCTATCTTGGTAACCCGCTCGTCAAACGTGATGGTATCAATGAAGATTGGACTGAGGACAAGGTAAGAGAATATGCTCGTTGTATGGGTGACCCTGCCTATTTTGCTCGTACTTACGTTAAGATCATTTCTCTTGATAAGGGGCTCGTACCCTTCAACCTATACACCTATCAAGAAAAGATGTTTCACCACTTTAACTCTAATAGATTTTCTATTGTTCTTGCTTGTCGTCAATCTGGTAAATCCATTTCTTCTGTAGTATATCTGTTATGGTACGCTATCTTTCACCCCGAAAAAACTATCGCAGTACTCGCCAACAAAGGTGCAACTGCGAGGGAAATGTTGCAACGTGTCACGCTCGCTCTTGAAAATCTTCCTTTCTTTTTGCAGCCTGGCTGCAAGGCACTCAACAAGGGTAGCATCGAATTTTCCAACAACAGTCGCATTATTGCTGCTGCCACCAGTGGTAGTTCTATACGGGGTATGTCTGTTAACCTTCTTTTTCTTGACGAGTTTGCTTTTGTTGAACGGGCTAATGAATTCTATACTTCAACCTATCCTGTCGTCTCTGCTGGTAAAGATACGAAAGTCATTATCACGTCTACGGCAAATGGTATCGGGAACACCTACCAGAAAATCTGGGAAGGTGCAGTCCAAGGAATAAATGAATATAAACCGTTTGAGGTAAACTGGTGGGACGTGCCTGGCCGTGATGAGAAGTGGAAAGAACAAACTATCTCAAACACATCACAACTACAGTTCGATCAGGAGTTCGGGAATACATTTTTTGGGACGGGCGACACCCTAATCAACGCAGAGACTTTACTCTCGTTGAGGACGAAACCCCCAATTGAAGTATTGGAAGGTGGTGACTTGTTAGTATACGAACAACCAAATCCAAATAAAGAATATATTTGTATGGTTGACGTATCAAAAGGAAGAGGGCAGGATTATTCGACCTTCACGGTTATCGACATAGCGGCCAGACCCTTTAAGCAGGTCTCGGTTTATCGCTGCAATACTATCTCTCCAATTCTCTTTCCTAACATTATATATAAGTATGCAACTCTCTACAACAACGCATATGTGGTTGTGGAATCGAATGATCAGGGTGGAGTTGTATGTAATGGATTATATCACGATTTAGAATATGAGAATGTTCATGTAACCAGTGCAGTGAAAGCCTCCGGTATTGGAATCGAAATGAACCGCAAGGTTAAACGTCTTGGTTGTTCTAGCATAAAAGATATTCTAGAGAATCGCAAGTTAGATATTGTAGATGAAAATACGATCCTTGAGATATCGACGTTTGTCGCAAAGGGTCAGTCATATGAGGCCTCGGATGGAAACCACGATGACCTCATGATGAATCTAGTCATGTTTGGATACTTTGTTTCGACGCAGTTCTTCGCAGACATGACAGATATCAATATCAAACAGATGTTGTTTGATGAAAGAATGAAACAGATTCAGGATGATGTCCCTCCATTTGGATTTATTGATGATGGTAGCGCACACATAATCGAACAGGAAGCTCAAGAAGGTATTAATGAATGGCAGGTTTGGCGTCAAGATGATTGGTGAAAACCCCGCTTTTTATAAATAAAAGTATTGAGAAAATCCGTATTATGTTCAACTTATAATTTGTAAACGAAAAAAGGAAAAGAGTCATGGCATTACTATCACCGTCTCTGTCTCCTGCGATTACGGTCAAAGAGATCGATTTGTCGGGTGTTGCACCCAACGTATCGACTTCTGTTGGCGCATTCGTCGGGAACTTTCGTTGGGGCCCCGTGAACTCTCGTACATTAGTCGCAGACGAGTCTGGACTGGTGAGAGTGTTTGCCGCACCTGACGAAGACAACGCTGTGGATTTCCACAGTGCTTCGTACTTTTTAAAGTACACCAACTCGCTTTACATTGTTCGTGGTAACAATGGAGGCATTAACGCACACAGTGCAGTAACTAAACTTACTGGCGATTCCGCAGTAGTTGAAAACCAAGAAGATTGGGAAACTACAGTTAAATCTTCTGTAAACGCTCGAACACTGGCAACAGGTTCTTTCATTGCAAAATATCCAGGCTCTCTGGGTAACGCATTGACTGTATCTTTCTGTCCTGCCGCTGATTCAGATGGTGCAAACTACTTCAACGCATGGTCTTACAAAGGATCATTCGACCGTGCCCCCACAACTTCTGCCTATGCAACCGACAACGGTGCATCGAAGGACGAAGTTCACGTAGCAGTTATTGACCGTACAGGTTCTTTCACAGGTACGCCTGGCAGTGTGTTGGAAACATTCCCTCACCTGTCTGCTGCTAAGGGCGCAGTAACTCCGGATGGATCACCTAACTACATCCAAGAAGTACTCAACAGTCGTTCTGAGTATGTGTGGTGTGGTCAGTTCGATAACGATTCCGCTTTCGGTGCTTCTTACGAAAACATTGGTCAAAACTGGGGTAAGACACCTTCGGTTGACTCTGCAGTAGATTACTCTACAGGTACTTCTGCATGGACTAATGATGTTTCTAAGATCAAGCTCGGTGGTGGTGTTAACAGTTCTGATTTGACCAACGGTCAGGTTACAACTGGTTTCGATCTATTCGACGACACCGAACAGATTCAGGTAGACTTCCTGATTCCTCTTCAGTCTGCTAACGACTCGGATGGGGTTACAATCGCTAATTACTGTAACGCAATCGCTAAAGATCGCAAAGACTGTGTGGTTCCTGTGTCTCCTCCTAGAGAAGACATTGTTGGTATTCCTACAGCCACGGCTAATACAAACGCAATTTCGTTTGCAAATTCTTTGTCGAACAGTTCTTACCTGATCGTAGATAACAACTACCTCAAGGTATTCGATAAGTACAACGATAACTACATCTACATCCCTGCTAACTCTAGTACTGCGGGTATCATGGCTGCAACAGACTTTGTTGCTGCACCTTGGTACTCTCCTGCTGGTCAGAGACGTGGTAACTATCTTGCAATTACAGATATTGCCCACTCTCCGAACAAAACGCAGAGAGACTCACTGTACAAGGCTAACGTCAACCCAATCTCCAATATTCCTGGCGTGGGTATCGTCCTTTATGGTGATAAGACACACGAACTCAGACCTTCTGCATTTGACAGAATCAACGTTCGTAGATTGTTCATCGGTATTGAGAAGTCTATCGCAGCTGCTGCGAAGAACATTCTCTTCGAATTCAACGACGAGTTTACTCGTGCAGAATTCGTGAATGTCGTTGAACCTCTGCTTCGTGAGATTAGAGGTCGAAGAGGTATCACTGACTTTAAGGTGGTTTGTGACGAAACAAACAACACCCCTGCAGTGGTTGACAGAAACGAATTTGTCGCTTCTATCTTCATCAAGCCTGCCCGTTCTATTAACTTCGTGACGTTGAACTTCGTCGCAGTTAGAACTGGTGTGGACTTTGAAGAAGTAGTTGGCGCAGTTTAAGGAGTAGAGAAAGATGGCAATTTTAGGCGTAGATGACTTTAAGTCGAAGTTGAGAGGGGGCGGTGCACGTCCTAATCTCTTCAAAGCGACAGTCAACTTTCCCGCTTACGCTGGGGGTGATGTCGAATTGACATCCTTCCTGTGTAAGGCTGCAGCACTCCCTGCTTCCGTGATGAACGTGATTGAAGTCCCGTTCCGTGGTAGACAGTTGAAGATCGCTGGTGACAGAACGTTCGAAACATGGACGATTACTGTAATCAACGATACTAACTTCGACACTCGCAACGCAATGGAACGTTGGATGAACGGTATCAATGCACACAGTGCAAATACTGGTCTGACCAACCCCGTTGATTACGAAGCAGACTTGATTGTTGAGCAATTGGACAAAGACGGTTCAACTCTAAAAACTTATCAGTTCCGTGGTTGTTTCCCAACCAACGTTGCTGCGATTGACGTTAACTACGAAACAGTTGACACAATCGAAGAGTTTACGGTTGAGTTCCAAGTCCAGTACTGGGAATCTGACACAACCTCTTAAGGTTGGTATAAGTAGTACTGATGCGGGGGAGTTTATCTCCCCCGTTCTTTACAGGATTGGAAAAGTATATGGCAGAACAAGATAATAGTGTATTAAGACTTTTTGGATTTGAGATTAAAAAGGCCCGTAAGGTCGGTGAAGAAGACAAAAAGTTACAGTCTATCGTTCCGAAAACGGATGACGATGGCGC